GCGGTTGGTGTCATTGATCCAAACTCATTCGTTGAATAAACAACGCCTGCTTGTTGTGGCAAGGAAGAATTGTGTACGATCATCTGAACTCGACCGTAAAGGATGTTGTCAAAACCAAGTGTTGTTCCTTGGTCGGTTGTACGTCGTGGATCAATGCCTGGACAACTGTAAACTGGGATCCATGATGTACCATCACCTGTGTAAGTTTGGTCTGCTACCCACTTGTCTACTTTGAAAGGACTTTCAGTGATCAAGACATATTCAAACAATGCACCGTATGGTACCAATCCTAACTCTGGACTACCAGGAATTCGATCAACTACACCAGGTACTGTGTAGAATGGAGAGTTCTGAATAGTTGCAGCTTCAGGATAGAATGTCTCTTCTTGAGTAGTAGTCATACCACCAATGTCAATTTCAGATTGGCTGTAAAGTACGTTAGAATCAATGTACTCCCATGGTCCGTCACTTGACCAAGTAGTTCCTGCGGCTGTATAGGTAAACGAGCCTCCTCGCATTACTTTGTCAAACATCACTGTTCGACTCATTTCTTACCACCTTTCTTTTTCTTAGATCCTTTCCAGGACTTTGCAGCTCTCTTGAACAATGTGGTGTGGGGTGTCTTTGGATGTTTCTTCTTTAGACGTGCGAGTTCTTTCTTCATGTACTTGTTGTATGCAGATGGAGCGCGTTTAGCAGCCTTGACAGTCTTCTTCACTGCAGCTTTACCAGCACGCTTGGCAGTTGCCTTTGCTTCCCTCTTTGCAGACTCTACAAACAATGCTTTCAATTCATCCAGGGTTCCTTCAACTTTAACCAAGGTAAACACCTCAGTTATCTGCTGCTGTCGACTGGATAGCAATGGCCATGAAGTCCTTGGACGATAGAGTAACGATGCTGGCATTTACACGAACAGTGACGTTGCAGTTTGCAGAGTGTGCAGACATTCGTGCAGTGATGTAGAGTTGGTCATTTACAACGAAACGTCCGTCATCGCTGCCTTTGCCAAAGTTGTCCGGGAACAAATCGACATCTTTGGTTAGAAAACCATCGGTGTCATAATGAAGTTGGGCACCTGAAACCAATGCACGGTCGTTAGAAAAGACAAGTCCACCACGGTTTAGATCAGTTAGTTGACACTGAACGAATCCAGTTCCGCCAAGAGCTGCAGGGACAGAGCCACTAGGAGTACTTCCTTCAAACACGTAATCTACTGAATGAATCTGGAGAGCTTGACGATCTCCAACATCGACGTAACTGCCGAGGTCAATCGTTGCAAAGGTATCAGTTGCTGCAGCAGCAATTGTCACTCGTTCGGTTAGGGTAAATATGCTTGTCTTTTTGGTAGCCATTGTATCACTTCAGGTGGTCGGGGGTTGTTTCGGTCAATTAAACGTCAGGCCGGCTCCCCCGACCAATTATCACACAACATCGACGGTGTATAAAGTAAACCGCTTGTGCAGTCCCCTGCAATCTGCAGCCCATCTTCACGGCGAAGCCGTTAACAGACAGCATGTGTGTACGCGCTTACCACCCTCGCTTCGCTCCCCCGACCACCACCCCTATGCTGATGCCCCCGCTATATTATTCTATGGCGTAGCCTTTTTTGGCAATATACTAAATAACATTATTATTTAGCGTAGAATATGGCGAACCAATACTCCATAACCGTGAGCAACCGTGCCGATATGGTACTGAAACAGTTGAAAGAAAGTGGCTACATGACCAGCCGATGCATCTCTGCAGCGATAGAGTTGCTTGGTCATGAAGCTCTAGTGCGCCTGGTTACGTATCAACGTAGAATTGACAAGCTTCTCCAGGAGGAAGACTAAATGTTCATCAAAGAATCATATGTTTACACATTACCTGCAGACATGGACGATCCAGAAGGCCCTACACGTTGGGTTGCCTGCAGTGGTGTTGTTGAATGTGGCTACGAACGTACCGCGGATGACTCAAGTTACATGATCAGAATGAAGCCAGTCTTACTACGTATGTTCAAAGTGAACGGTCGTCAAGTCTGTGAAGGATGTTTGAAAGAATGGCGAGCATCTATTACGGAGTGGATTGAATGACGCTGCCCTGGTACTGGCCGTTGATTCAGGATCTACGTAAGCACATCGAAGATAATCACATGGATTTACGATACGCGTTAGACGAAGTTGATTATACTGAAGAATATCTTCATTACGAATCATTCTCTGATGGTGAAGAAGTCGCGTTGAAATGTCCGTTCTCAATCCATTGCAAATGCGATTGGACAATTGCCGGACATCTTGAGTTAAAGCTAATCTTACCTAAAAGTAAGGAATGAACATTACAGCTGCTCTGACAGCATCGATGCCACCGACCATAGCGAGAGTGAGAAAAGATACCAGGACATTTAACTTGACCAGGGTATCAAGATTTGTCTCTTTCTCACCACGTCGTTCTTCACGTGACATAAGCCATTGTGCAAAGCGTTCAATTCTAGTTGCGGTTTTCGATTCTTCAATTGGTTTTTCATCAGTCATAGTAATACCTCTTCAATAGTGTCTAATTGTCTTCCTACATCTCTACCAAACTTTGCTCCACGTGCAGTAGCCATTGCTAAGCCGCCGATCCAAAGAGTGTCGACAATAGGAAGAGGTCCGTCAATCCAGACGATAGGGTAAGTCCAGACATACGCGGTAAAACCAATCGCAGCACCTATGCCTTGGCCTATTGCAGTGAATGGTATGTCTGTTTGAACCTTAGTAGTTTTAGGAGGAGGTGCTGCAACTACTTGTGCAGCTACAATAGGTGATTGTCGCGTTTGTTGACCTAGCAACTTCCACCATTCTTCTTCGAGCATTAGTTAACGTCCTGTTGCAGTAAGTAAGAGTTACGAAGTCGCATGATATACGATAAGTCGTTTTCTTCCTTGCCACTTCCAACCAGGACAACTCTCATGTGTGGTAATTGAATACCTGAGCCGTTAGGGATGGATTGGCCACCAAGAGGTTGAATGACAACAAATCGAGTAACATACAATCGGTCTGACGCGGTTGGTGTCATTGATCCAAACTCATTCGTTGAATAAACAACGCCTGCTTGTTGTGGCAAGGAAGAATTGTGTACGATCATCTGAACTCGACCGTAAAGGA